ATATTCGAAGAACTCGCAACTGGTGAAGTTGCTTCAAGACTATCACTAATTAAAGTGAAATCGGTAAAGATCCAAGGATCCAAAGGTAACCCATAAAATAAAAGATCAAAGCATTTCCATGCCTCAATCCAAATGTTATGTATTACTTGAACCACCTCGTAGTTAAAGTTAAATCTCCAGCCCCCAGCGTATGTGATTGGAAACATCAAGTATCCCAGGAATGGTTTTACCCACCAGAAATAAATTCTACCGGTTAAGGCCCCAAGACACGCGATAAATCCATCATTATACGCTAAGGTAACGGCGTCTATACAATTCAACATAGCATCTGTTTGCCCTACGAACCAAGTACTTAATGAACTCATGAAGATAATATATCTCACAGTTAAGAAAGAAAAGGTCCCATAAGGAACAGGTGTAGAAGAATAGTATAAAGACCAACCGTTGAAGAATCCTTTCATAGATTCTAAACTAGAGATAGCTGTTTTTGAAAAAGTTAACCATATTGGCCAGAATAAAGCCCAAGCTTCAGTCTCACCTTTAAAATAAATTAAGGCTAGAACTGTCATAACTAAGAAAATAATGGATGAGATCATCATCTCACCGCACAATAACCAAGCAATTGATCTATAACCAATAGACCATTTCGCTGATGTTATTTTTCTCGTTATAAAAGGGAAAATTCTCGGTAATATCGGTGGTTTTGCTAATCTTTTGAAAAATAAAGACGCAACAACACTTTTCAACATTGATACCACAATAGATATAGGGATCATGAAAGATCCCATTTTCATTTCTCTTGTATTACCTTCAGCAGTAGGGATAAACACCGGACCATAAGGAGGGAACAATTTTCTTCTTAAATTAAAGAATTTTGTCCACGCTAATTGTAATCTGTGTAACCCTGGGAAACCAGGTCTTTTAGGAACTTTCAAGTGATTTGGGATGATTAATTCGGGTTTTAACCCTTTTTCATCAAAAATCATATCTTTATCGATTTTAATCCAGGCTTGAATAGCTTTAACTGCATAGTTAATTCTATCATCGTCCGTTTTTAAAATTTTCCAAAGATTTTCCCATCTCGCTCTCGCGAAAAGAAACCCAGTGGCGTCTCTGTATTCATAAGATAAACAATCTTTTAAATGCGTATGACCCATCAAGTATCTTTCAAACATTCTTTTATGATAAGGAATTGCCCACAAATCAAATAATTGTTCTAAAATGGTAGATTTAGTAATTCTATTAAACATACCACCAAAGATTAAATTATGATTCGTAAGGATCAATTCATATCTTTTGATTAAGTCTAAAGCAAAAGCTTTTGCATAATCTAAGATATAATGTGAGAATTGAGAAGATGAAATTCCAAGAGCTCTTGATCTTAAAGCGGCTGTTACTAATTTTGGGTTGGTTATGAAATCATTAAAGATTAAATATCTAACTTTTAAATTAGTGATTTTGTGAAAAGGTTTATTGCACGAAGCAATAACTTTATAACCGAATCCAGCAACTTTAACTAATGAGGTAGTAGTCAATTTATATTTTCTACCGTACTCAATCAAGGCGTTAACAGATCCCATCGCAGAGTAAAACTCTTTTAATGGGGCAGGTGAGATATCAATCCCACCTTTTAAGAATATTCTTTTGGCAAATTCCATACCCAACCCTTTCGGGCTGATTATCGATTTACTTAAGTTACATTCAACACCCAATGATAGGATAAGAGAATGATATGCTGATGCTACGATTTTATCGTAGATAACAATATCATCTCCCAATACAGCGTACCCTTTAAAGATTTTATCTTTAGGGGTTACTCCTGAAGTCCAGGCTGCTACTTGCACGATAAAGTGATGAGTGATGGCTAACATTGGCCACGATGAATACCCTCCCATTGGTTGACCACAATTATAGGTTACGGCTGCTGGAACAGCGCCGTCCGAAAATTTGGCCGCACTTTGGGGTAACACATATTCTCTGTTTACAAGAATATCTGCCCAAGCTTTTGCTTCCACCATATCAAATCCAAAAACGGATGAGATTAATGGTATCTGTAAAGCTATTGGTAATCTATCAGTAGCTGCAGAAAGATCCATAGAGAATAAGCCATATGATTTATTAGTCATATGAGCCCAAGCTCTTTTCAAAGGTTTCAATTGGTTGAATGTACCATCAATATCGGGATATCTAGAAATAATTCTGAAAATCCCTTTATGAAATGGGTATAAACACCATTGTGACCACGGATCTATCATAGCAAAGACTCTCACTTTACCTGCTGCTTCCAATTTCAATCCTAGTTTCCCGGTAGGAATACCTTTGGAAACCCACACCATTTCTGTACCAACGTAATCTGGATCTGTTCTGACTCTTCCTATCATTTCATTCGGATGAATTATTCCGTCTGAAACAGTTAATTTGTTCAAAGTTGCTAAATCGTTAACTTGTTTATCAGTTAATGATCTCGCAGCTCTTAATAAATTAGTAGGGTGAGAACCAGGCCAGATACCAGAACTAGAAGGAGAAGAGGTGGATATTGGAAAGTATGAAAATCTTCCTTTTAACCAAGCTCTAAACCCTCCTTTCGGTTGTACAGGTGCGACAAATAATTTATGAAATCTCGGGATTAACCCGATCATCATAGATAACGTCCCACTTTTGGCTGTGGATGGATTAGTGATAGTAGATAATTTCAATTTTCCTTTAAAGGATAAATCTCTGTAAATAGAAAGCATTGTTAATGCAAATCTAACAAAGATAGCCGAATGGCTTTGAATTTTTCTTCTAAAACTTTTTGGAAACACTCTTGGAATACCGGATCTAGTTCTTGATACTCTTGGTTCATTAGGAGAATCTCCTATGTGACCCGTTATATTTTGTTGTAAACAAACATAACATACTTTTAAGTATAAGACAAGACCTCTGATCCCTTGAGAAGCAGCAATTTTGCTGAAGTTAGCTAAGGTGATTTTTAAATCACTAACTAACCCTTTCGTAGTTGTCCCGCCCAAGGCAGCATATATTCTAATGAATATAGCTACCAAGGCTTGACCTTGATTTCTCAAGATCATATCACAAACTTTCGCATAAACGAATGAAGAAAATGTGTAAAACACGGGAGCTGCTCTTGCAGATCTTTTCGTGTTACCACTACCGGAACCTTTCGGATCAATAGTGGATTTTGTAATTTTAATTTTAATTTGAGGTTTAATCCCCAAATTCATCATAATTTTACTCATCATATTTAAATCATTCCAGCTGACCCC